TCATATTTTTTACCGTCTTTGTGATTTGCATATCTTCTTGCTCTAGTAAAACCCATTTCTAAAAATTTTCTACACATATCCATGCCAACAAAATCTTTTATGTTTCTATAAGAGTTATATAAGAATAGTATTGCTGAAACAGATATAAATGCCTCTTTAGGTGTTTTAAAACGCCAATGTTTACAAATGATATTTGTATATGGTCTTACTAATAATACACCTTGTTCACCTCTACCTATACGATATCTTTTATCATTAGGTGTAAACTCTAAATTTTTATAATCTAAATTATAATCAAACTCTTTCACAACCACCACCTATTTGTCCAGAACATTCTAAACCATGTAAAAATAAAAATCTAGGAAAGTCCCATTGATCTGCCAAATATATAACAACAAAACAAAGTAATATTGCTACAAATATACTCATGATATTTTCTCTCATTATATACCTATTGAAAATATAAGAACGCCAAATATGAGGGCGAATAAAAGTATAACTTTAATAACCTTAATCATGTTCACCGCCTGGGTCATTTTTAGGTAATGGTACTTTATATACTGTGCCATCTTTACCTCGATACAATACTGAACCTCTTGCTCTACCCATAGAATGATAACCGTCTTTAAATCTATAGACATTTTCTGATACTCTAAATGTTGCAACTGTGACAACTATTGCTAATATCAAAACAAAATGTGCTACAAATGTAAAACCAAATACTGTCCATGATGTAAAGTATAAACTAAATGCAATGCACCATAACCATGCTAATACTTGTAACATCATATGGCGGACTTGTAAATCTGGAATGTGTTTCAAAGGATTAAACCTATAATCCATAACACCATTCCAACTATCAACTATAAAATTTCTCATGTCATACTCCCCACAAACCATTCTGGTTGTTCTCTTTTAGACCACTTAGCAAAATATGCTTTTGCTTCGTTGTAATAATTTTTGTAAGATTGAATACTATCACCTTGTACTATACATTGTGGATAGTGTTGCATAGCAGGTGGCGGTTCACGCCAACCTTCTAACTTAATATTTTCTGGTGCGTTTGATAACACATCATTTAATAAAGCATTTGTACTATGTATCTTACCATATCTGTGTGTATATTCTTTACCTAGTTCTACAAACAAAGAATACAACCACATATACTGTTTTTTAGTTTCTCTTGCCCACACCACTGATGGGTGATGATAATGCACAGCCTGATAAACAACTTTGTCTAAATTAGGATTGCTCATCTTATATCTTCTTACATTACGACCAGTTTTACTTTTACCAATATACTCAATACCATCTAGCATTCTATGTGCCGTAGATAATATCTGAGCATATTCTACAATCATTTTTACCACGTGTTTATCAACGTGCTGTTCGGCACACGACTTGACATCATGATCAAGATAAAATATATTCATATTCTTATTATATCAGATAAAAGTTGCTTTGTCAACCTGTTGCATAAGTGTTTGAAGTTTATCCATCCACATTCTTTTGAAATCTGGATGCTCTGCTTCTTGCCATGCTTTGTATAAATTTTTAGCTCTTCGCCAAAATAACTTTTCATTATATATCATATTCACCTCTTATATTATATTTGATAACTTCTTTAATTAGTTCAACATAGTTTTGATTACTAGCATATTGAGTAAGATATTCTGCCAATACAAGACCATCATCAACGCCACTATCTCTTGCCGCTCTAAATTCTGTAAAAGCAAATACTTCGTTTAGTATTCTTAAATAATCACGAACACTATCACATCTAGTTTCATAAACTTTTACACCCCAACCTGGCCATTTAGTCCAAGGTATCGGTAGTAAATGTGGTTCATCAATATTCCATGTTCTAATACCAAATAAATTATTACCCTCATTTGCAAATCTTGATTTACCCCAACCAGTTTCGATTGCTGCCTGAGCGATTATAAGTTCTTTAGGCACTCTATTTTCAAAGGGCACTTCATTTGCATAAAGATAATCTATACATTCATTTAAAGAATATACAAATTCATCTTTTGTTTCTGTTTGTATAACAGGCACAACTAATTTTTCATATAGTTTTATTTCACCTCTAATATCTTCTAAAGGTTCTGGTATTGTTAGTTCGTTAAATTCTGGACAACCATCATCCGTACATGGTTTCTCAGCACAGGCATATACAAAAAAGTATAGGCCTAAAATCGTTAAGATTATTGAAAATGTTTTCATAGTAATTTCCTCAACTCTCTTTTTGTTGCATAAGGTTTATGCAATTTACAAGTGAACCATCTAAACCTAGGATCAGGTGTAGCAGGTCCTTCAAATTCTAACTCGTTTGTTGCTTCTGCATATATCAATTTTTTCATAAACAAAGATAGAGCAGCGTCATATTCTTTACATGGTTTATATGATAGTCTATCTCGTTTAGGTGTTTCGTAAATGCCCTTACGACTTTCAACTATTCCTTTAATTATTTTTTTCTCGTATCTATTTAATTTCATAATTATATTTATTCTCCGTAATTCATAGGTACAGGTGCACCATTGTGGTTGTTTACATATACAGTAACACCTGGTTTATTTTCACTTTTTGTTAGTCTAGTTCTCGTTTTCATATGTTTGACATAACTAGAATTAACATCAAAATGCCAAGATAATTGTTCTTCTTGCATTGGAAATACATGGTCATTATCTCTTAATTCAGGTTTTAACATCATGTAATATTCACGAGCAAGTTCTTCGGTTGCAAACCAAACAACGCCTTGTATTTCTAAAATTTGTGGATGATTACCATGTGATTTGCCATCTTTGTCAGCAAATGAAACCATACAATACATATTGTCAGCAGGATTATTACTCATTAGACAGCCGCCATTGCTAATTGTTCATTCCACTGGTAAAAACCAAACCAGATTAGTAGTGCTAAAGTAATATAAAATAATATAATTTTTTTCATAATGATACTTTTATACATGGAAAAACCACGAAAGTAAAGAAAAAAATGAATAAATCGTAAAATTAAAATGCTTATATTTCAATAACTTAGTAATTTAGGGGTAAATAAATATGTTGTATTTTTACAACAATGTGAATANTCCGTATGTTCCACCAGATATTATGAGTGTNACTGCTACTATACCAAAGAAGGTGTAGATTAGATTTAACATCATTAGTATTTATATTGAGACACAATCACACACGGTATTGACTATTGCTAAAATCATCACATAACCTATCCAGAGCATAATTATACTGGGTACAATCATATAGCCGTATCTCTTAAACGTCACACCTGAGAAGATATGACGTTGTTTTTTCACTTGATACTAAGGTTTACAACGATTGTTACTCGTAACTCATCAGAATTGAATGGTGGTACTTCATGTTCTACCTCACTAGGCATTATGTGTATCTCATCTTCTTTAGCAGGTAATTGAAAGTACGGTAGTCTAAAACTATGTTCTGGTTTTGTAATGTCTAATTTATTATAATGATTAGGTCGTAGATATCTTATTGATGTCGCACCATTATTAGGATTGTAGAATGTAGTTGATGGGTGTTCTTTTGGATTAAAACTAAAATAATGTACACAGGTAAAATCACAATCACCTATGTGATTATGTTTTCTCATATATTGACCCATCTTCATCGCTGTGTAATTTGTAATCGTAAAGTCTGCCTGTGCGTTTGGTAAATCTAACTCTTTGAGAAAACTACCAAACAACATTTGGTATTGCCTCATTAACTTCGAATAATTAATTTCTTTAAAGTGCGGATTACCTCTATCACTATTACTATGATGTAGTTTAGAATCCATGTATGATTTGTTATCCCAGTTGTTACGAACAGGGTTGATATAGTAGTTGTTGAGTATGTCTTTGGATATTTGTTCTTTATCATAACTCTTTGGATCTATCGTGTAAATATAATATGGAAAACCAAATAAGAATTTCATCAACTTACACCATACCACAATACTTTACAATCTGGTATGTTATCTGATAATTCTCTATTGACATCTACGATAACACTACCTGGATTCCATACTTCTGGGTATAATTGATTATCATGTATGAGATAGATGTATGGTTTATCATCTGGTGCTTTGTCATAATAAACTTTTCTACTTTCAGTTTTTTCTACATACCAACCTACTAACATAGATGGTGATCCCACTGTGTGTCCGTCTTCTGGTTTTAGTCCTGGTTTAAATGCTTTGCCTAATATAACAACGTCATGTGGCGCTTGATCACATAACCATCTTGCCATATTGTGTGCTTGTTCTTCTCTTGCTTTCATTATAGCATCAAATAAATCATACCCAAGATTATACTTTTGATTTAAAACTCGTAAAGCAATATTGTCTCTAGGGTGACAACCACCACCATCACCAAATCCAGGTTTCATATATCTGTTACTTGTAATTCTATGATATGATTTTGCTAAAGAGTTGGCAACTTGATCAACATTCATGTGTCCAACTTTCATCGCCACATCTTGTATCATGTTTACCAAAGTGAGTTTAGCACTAATGAAAGTATTATAAAATACTTTTGTTGCTTCAGTTTCTTCCCATGTGCCTACTTCATATCTTGTATTGTAAACATCTTTGAGAATAGGATCATACACGTCAAATAATTTTTCAACATTCTCATCTATCCTACCATCTTCAGTGCCAATCATAATCATTTCTGGATTCTTCATATCTTCAATAACTGTGCCTTGTGCGATAAGATATGGGTTGTATATAAACTTACCATTCTTTACAAGTGGTGCTATTTGACTTCTTACTGTGCCAGGTAACATTGTTGATATGACAGCAATTAATGTACCAGGATCAACTAACTCGTCTATGTCTGCTACTGCTTGTTTGATAAATGTATAATCAAAATCTTTTGGTTCTAAGTGTGAAGTAGGTTCTTCACCACCATAGATTGGATCATGTGGCGTTTGTACTGCTACTAGAACGACCTCTTGACCTTTACATGCTTCTTCTAAGTTATCAACTTCTTTAAAATTAGAAGTCTTGTTCGTTCTATTAATATCATATCCTGTAACATTATGTTTTTCACCTAATGCTGTTGCGGAATCAAATCCTAGTTTGCCTAGTCCTACAAATCCTATATTCATTCTTTTTTCATTCATCTAAATTTCTCCATACTACAAACAGGCGGCATAGACATTTTGTGTTTATTCTGTGCCCTTATTGTTCTAAATTTTTCTACAATACTTATGAGACCATTATCTACGATTATTTCACCACTCTCGTCTGCTTTCATGGCCCTTTCTAATTGTTCATATGATAAACCTAATTGATCTTCGTCTGTACGATTATCTTCCCATAGACCGTCTGTTGGCGGTGCGTCTATGATATCTTTACTTATACCTAAGTAGTCTGCCATTTTCCATACTTCAGTTTTTAAACAATCCGCTATTGGTGATATATCTACACCACCATCACCATATTTTGTATAGAAACCTACACCAAAGTCTTCTACTTTGTTACCTGTGCCTACGACTAAACCTTTTTCACTTTGTGCCATTTGATACAACATTAACATTCTTAATCTACTGCGGGTATTCGCAAATGCTAATTCACTGTCAGCACCAATATACTTACTTGCGTTTTCTATTTCTGTAAATATCTTTTCTAAATTTACAACTCTACGACTTACGTTATGTCCGTACTTTTCTTCTAACCACCATACGTGTTCTAATGCTAAAATATCTTTGTTACGAATAGTCATAACAATTGGTATAGTTCTTATACCACTCTCAGCACATAAAGTTGATACAACAGCACTATCTATACCACCAGATACACCTACAACTAATGTTTTAAGTTTTGCTCTACCTGAATATTCTGCTATCCAGTTTACAATATGATTAACCTTCTCTCTCATTATTCACTCCTACTTGCTATAATCAAACAATTACCTTCTGGTTCAAACTGCCAATTCTTTTTATATGGACCCATACAATTAGTCAACATGTCAACATCAAACCCTGCTTTTTCAAATCTATCTTGCCACCAATGTACATCTTCTCTTATAAAATGTGATTTATCTAATTCGTAACTATCTATAATATATTTTTTACCATCACCAAGTGGTATCATCGCCATTACTCTTTTACCACCATTACATAATACTTTTAGTTGTTCATCTATTTTATCATACGGTATATGTTCTAATATATCTTTACATAATATCCAATCATAACCGCCTTCAGCACAGACTAACGGTTCTTGTGGTTTAATTACACCACACCATCTTCTTGTATTTTCTTCTATTTGACTTATCGCATATTCTGAAACATCTACACCATATGCCTTGTAACCTAGTAAACGTAACGCTTTGACAGTAAAACCTTTCGCACAACCAAAGTCTAATACCTTTTCATCTTCATGTAAGTCCATATCTTTAGCGATGTGATGTGCCATTGGTATTGTAAGTTCAGGCATCCATCTATAATGTGAATATAAAGACTT